CGATCTTCGACCGCCAAGAAGGCCACGTCGTGCGCGGCTGGCGCGCGCCGGTATGCGATCCGGCTTGCCTGACACTGGCCGAGCACATGCTGCAGAACGAGCCGACGCTGCAGCCGCGCGCCGAAGACCTTGCCGTTGAGTTGGAGCGAGCAGCAACGGACTGGATCACGTTGGAGAAGGACTAACAGCGACACCACTCCACGCTGACGGTTGTAAAAAAATGGAGTGAAACATCGAGAGGCCGACAATGACCAAAGCACCGACGACGAAAAAGGTTGAAGACAAGCCAGAGGCCAGGAAGATCGCGACCGCAATCGTGAAGCCTGCGGAAAAGATCATCACCAGCAAGACCGGGATCATGATCATTCCCGGCGTCAAGACCATGACGCTGACCACACTGATTGTCGGGACAGCGCCAATGATCGCGCACCAGTTCGATCAGAAGGTGATCGGCTCAATCCGCGACAAGCACATGGGCAAGGCGAGCGAGGGTCGCGAGGCGAAAGACCCGGAAGCCAATTTCGAGGCGGCGCGCTATCGCCTCTCGGACGGCAGCGATGGCGTCCCGGCAGGCGGCATCAAGGCGGCGATCACCAACGGATTCCCGAAGGGCAGCGGCGTCACGCAAAAATCCGCGAAGGGCTTGCGCGTCATCGCCGACGATCCTCGCATCAATCTGGTGCGCATCATCGGGCCAAGGCTGAGCGCCGAACAAATGAAGTTGCCGGTCGATGCGCCGGGTCAATGGCCGCGCATGCGTGAGGACGTCGTGCGAAATCAGACCGGCGTCGTGGATATCCGTCATCGTCCGGAATACTGGCCGTGGGCGATGGCGATCTCCGTTCAATATCTTCCGAGCATGATCTCGGCGAACCAATTGCTGCAGGGCATCGCGATGGCCGGGCACATCGATGGCTTGTGCGAATGGCGGCCGGGCAGCAAGGAATCGAAGAGCGGCACCTATGGCACTTGGCGGCTCGCGACCGCCGAGGAGGTTGAGCTTTTCGAGAAAGGTCTTTTGTTTGGTGGTGTGCAGCAGGCTCTTCGCGAAGCCGCCGAATAAAACATTGTGATTGGCGCGGGTCGGTTGCGTACCGGCCCGCGTTCGGAGCGGCTGGGCTGGCACAGGCAGGGATGGTACCGGGATGGCTCGTATGGTCACGGCAAGCAGTGGCAGGAGCGGAAAGCAAGGCATCGAAACGGTGCGGATGGTCCCGGCACGCACAGCAGTGGAACGGCAGGAGCGGACAGGCGAGCAACGTCTCGGCGTGCGGGGCGAGGCATGGAGAGGTTCGGCCACGCATAGGCTCGGCGCGGCAGGAGGGGCGTGGATCGGCGGGGCAGGGATCGCGAGGGCGCGGCGTGGATTGGCGCGGCGCGGCAGGAGCGGAGTGCATCGCATCGGCAAGGCGTGGAGTGGAGCGGCAGGAGAGGCACGGCGCGCATGGTCGGCGAGCATAGGAGCGGCGCGGCGAGGACTGGAACGGCAGGAGTGGAGCGGCCCGCATCGGATGGCGAAGGAACGCAAAGGTACGGCGGGCAACGGCAGGAGTGGAACGGCACCGCACAGCAGAGCGCAGGAATGTAACGGCCAGCAGTGAAGGGGAGCGGCAGGAGTGGCTTGGAAAGCAGTGGCTCGGACAGTCTGGGACCGTAGAGGAAGGCAACGGCAGGAGCGGATAGGCATGGACCGGCGCGGACGGTAGAGGCAGGCAGCGGTGCGGCTAGGCCCGGCGAGGTTTGGAACGGCAGGAGTGGAGCGGATGGCAGCGGCACGCGTGGGATCGGCGAGCATAGGAGTGGCACGGAGCGGCGCGGAGCGGCGCGGCAGGACCGGAGCGCAACGGCCCGCAATGGCATGCATCGGCGAGGCGGGGAAGGGCGAGGCGAGGAGTGGCAGGAGCGGATGGCGGCGGCACGAAACGGCGCGGACGGCAACGGCAAGCACTGGACGGGTCTGCATCGGCGCGGCGCGGCAGGAGCGGCACGCATCGGCTCGTCGGGACATGGACGGCAAAGGCTTGGAAAGCCTGGGATAGGAACGGCAGGAGTGGACGCGGCGAGGACTGAAACGGCAGGAGCGGATCGCAATGCAACGGCTTGGCGCGGCTCGTCATGCACGGGCAAGGAGTGCGATGGCTCGGATCGGCGCGGGTTGGCAGGAACGGCGGGGATGGTCGTGCATGGGCCAGGATCGGCCCGCAACGCATAGGCGCGGCAGGAAAGGAAAGCAGCGGCACGCATGGGCCTGGACGGCACAGGTCGGCAATGCACCGGCGCGGCAGGAGCGGAGCGTACTGGCGTGCATCTGAATGGAACGGCAAGTGAGGGACCGGCAGGGCAGGAACGGCTCGCACCGCAGAGGCGCGGACGGCCAAGCACTGGACGGGCGAGCAACGGAGCGGATCGGCAGGAGCGGAGAGCAACGGCAGGGGTGCGGAAGGGATGGCAAGAGGCGAGGAATGGCGAGCATTGGCAGGAGCGGCACGCATAGCAAAGGCGAGGAGCGGACGGGCGAGGAATGGCGCGGCGCGGCAGGAGCGGAGTGCATCGCATCGGCAAGGCGTGGAGTGGAGCGGCAAGGAGCGGAATGGTTCTTTTTTACACCAAACAACAGGAGCAACTTAGATGGCTAAATACACATGGACGGAAGGCCCAAAACCGGCAGTATCTGCCGACGTCTTTGGCGAAATTGTCGAAGAACTTGCGGCCGGTGCTGCGCCAGGATCGGTGCAGCCAGAATTGATCGTAGAGAAAGCGCGTCCGCGATCCAGCCCGATTCATCTGGCGTTTGATTGGCGCGACAAGGAAGCGGCGCATCTTTATCGGATCGAGCAAGCGCGTCACTTGGTTCGCCGCCTACAGATCGTTCGCGTCGAAGTCAGGCACAATCCCACGATCTCAAGCCGCGCATTCTATTCGGTTCGCACGCCGGATGACCGACAGGGATATGTGCCGCGAAGCCGCGTCCTGTCCGACCGCGATCTGCGTGGGCAAGTCATCGCCAGGGCGAAACGCGAACTCGAATCTTTTCTCAAGAAATATGCCAGCGTGCTCACGTTGAGCCGCGCGCTTCCCCATCTCAACGATGCAATCGACGCGATGCGCGACGAGATCGACCAACTGGAAATCGATGCCACGCGACGGCGCGATCCGCCGAAGCCGGGTGGAAAGGATGAGAGGGTCGCAGCCGAATGAGCGCGTTGCAATTCGCGGCCAACTACCGGGCGTGGGCCATCGGCCGCCAGCAGCGCAACGGCTTCCACGTTCGTCGGGTCGTATGGGGCCGCCTGATGGCGCAAACGGAAAAGCGCAAGGACGAGACGATCAGGCGAGCGAACATCATGGTCGAGAGAAAACATGAGTGAGTGATCATCAAAATCGAATCGGGCTTGCCGCCAATCACCATCCCCGAAACGACCCGCTGCTGGGGCGAGCGGCAGCGGACCAAAAATGATGGAGACAGGACATGGAAACCGTCAGCGTGAAGATGCCGCCCAGCGAGGCGCGCGATCTCTATCGGAAGTACAAGCAGCACCTCCACCATTCTGAGCGGATCGATCACGAGTGCCTGCGCGCCTATCAGTTGCTGGCGCAGGGGCGGCTGCTCATCAAGGCATTGGAGAGCATCAAGGCGGCGGGCCTCAACGCCGAAGGCTTGCCCAGGCTCGCCATTGCGCCGATGAACGCGACGACGTGCGACTGCCGCGTCTATGCGAGCGGGGCGGCGGTGTTCGATGGGCGCAAGGAGAAGGGCTACAGGGGCGGCGACGACACGCGCGAGTGGCTGACGCAGCGCGCCTACTTCCGCTTCCCGCGCGGGTCGTTCGCCGCCACGCGCGAGATATGGCGCGCCACCGCGCTGGTGCCGGGCGTGCCGGTGCATCTGCGCCCGGCGCGCGGTCAGGCCAACTATCACATCCTGTGGGAAGCCGAGTGGACCCGCATCGCGCCGCGTGACCCGTACCTGCTGCGGCGGATCGGCAAGGGCGATCTGTGGGTGATCTGCGCCATGTGGAATCTCACCGAGGTCGAGCGCGCGGCACTCTCGACGCGGCTCTAGATTGGGGAACGGACCCATGTCGAACAATCACGAGCCGATGCTGCAATTCTTCACGTTCGAGCACTTGAAGCCAGAATTGCGCGAGATCAGTGCGCCGTTCGCCGGGCTTGCCAAGCAGATCGTGGACACGCTGCCGCGCAATCCCGAGCGCACCGTCGCGCTGCGCAAGCTCTTGGAAGCGAAAGACTGCGCGGTTCGCGCCAAGCTGTTTCGTGCCGAGGGATGAGGCGAGGTTACCTGCTGCCGACTTCACCCGCAGCCGCGATGGCAACGGGCGAGCGTGCAAGGCGCTACAAGCCGCGATTCCGGAGGGCAGCAGGTTCGAAGATGCATCCGGTGAAATCGCGGAAGCCATCAAACGGCCAAGTCGGCCAAGAGTTGAGCCATGGTTCGGCAACGCATGGATATTTCCATCTCAACGACTCGCATGGTATCAATGTGAGGGAGTAGGCCGATGGCGGCACGCGCCCGAGAGCCAGCGTTGTACGGGACCGAAGACCAGATTTCGGAAATGGTCCTTGGTCCCGGCCACCTTCGCGATTGGCGCGAGAAAGCGGTGCTGCTTGAACGCGAGGGCTTGCCCAAGATCGACCCGCTCATGGGCGGCCGATATCTCCCGGCGGTTCGCATGTTCTTCGACCGGCGCAATGGATGCGCGCCGGGCAACACTTCACTCAAGGTAGACGGACCTGAAAGATGGCCAAAGCAGAAACCAAGACTGCCACCGAAGCCGACGCCAACACCCTCGACGCCCCAGGACTTGAGTGGCGCGAGCGGGCAGGAGGAAAACGTATTCCCATTTGGGTCGCCGCCAAGAAAGCCGTGAAGGCTGGCTACCGGCCCAAGTCGGTGAAGCTCGCCGACGACGCCAAGCCCGAGGCGCTCGCTGCGTTGTGCCGTCACCTGACCAACACGATGCGCGAGTGGCAGGGATCGGCCGACCGCGCGAACGTGAAAGTGGCCGCGCGTTGCGACGGGACGGTCGCGGGACTCATTCGGGCCTACGAGACAAGCCCGGCGTCGCCGATCAATCGACCGTACAATCCAGACTCGAAGACGCCGACTGGCGTGAAGTTCAACTCGCGCAAAATGTATCTCGACCAGAACAAGATACTTTACGATTTCGTCGGCCCGCGCGTGCTCGTCAACATCACGGGCGAGCAAATCTGGCAATGGTACGACCATTTGATCGAGCCGGATCGAGAGGGCGGTCCTGAGCGGATCGCGCGTGGCAAGAACGCGATGGGGCAGTTCACGCGGCTGGTGAAGTTTGGCCTCACGGTCGGGATCGAAGGCTGCGACAGGCTAGCTTTGATTCTGACCGGTGGCGGCCTAGGGAGTCCGTTCCGCTTCCCCAACCCGGAGCGCCGCGACGAGCAACTCACACACAAGCAACTGCTAACGTTCTGCGCAGCGGCTGACAAAATGCGATGGAATGGCAAACCGTATTTTTCGCTGGCGCTCGGCACGGTCCTGCAATTCGAGGCGGGCGTGCGGCAGGCCGACATCATCGGCCAGTGGTGGCCGGTCGAGAAGTCTGCGAACGGCACGCTGGTGCGCGACGGCTACCAATGGCGCGGGCTGACCTGGGGCACACACCTCGATCCGGTGACGTTCGAGTTAAAAAAGCCGACATCGAAGAGCAAGGGCAAGAAGACCGCCATGGCCTACCTGAATGCGTCGCCCCTGGCGAAGGCGTGGCTGGAACGGATTCCGCGCGAGCAACGCATCGGGCCGGTGGTGATCAACGAGATGACGGGGCGTCCCTATGACCGTTCTGCGTACCATGAAAAATGGCGACGGGTGGCCAACGCGGCTGGCATTCCCAAGGCCGTGCAGAACCGGGATGCCCGCGCGGGCGCGATCACCGAGGCAGACGACGCTGGCGTCGAGAGCGGGCGCACCCAAAGGGTCGCCACGCATGGCACTGCCGAACAGACGCGTGGCTACAAGCGCGAGCACATGGAGAACGCCAAGCATGTGCTCACCAAGCGCGTTGCGGCGCGCAAAAAGGCGAGTCCGGATTAGTCCGGATTAGTCCGGATTAGTTGAGAGAACGCGGACGTCACTGAGATCATTGGGAGAAACACGAAGTGAGACAACTCCTAGGAGTCTCCTAGGAGTCTCGTCGGAGTAGGACGGAAGGGGGAACACGGGTTTCCAACGGATTTCCAACGGAGCAAGATTCTCTAGATGAATCAAAGGCCCAGCCAAATCGCCAATTTGGACTAAGTCTTTGAAAAATCTAGCCGCCGTTGGCCCGTTGGAAAGTCGAATTCCAACGTTTTTCCCCCTTTCGTTCTCCCGCTCAACGGGTTCACACCAGCGAAGGAGGACTGCCAATGTCGATGCTCAGCTTAGGCCGCAATGGCAACGGGAAGGCCGCCCAGGCGCGTGTCGAGCCGCCGCCCTATCCGCCCGCCCCACCGCCCGAGGTGCAGCACTACGCGCCAAAGCCTCACGCAGGCCCGCACGAGCTTGGCACCCACACCCTGCAGAACGTGGACGACATCACCTCGATGTCGGCCGAGCAGATCGAGCGCACCGCCGACCAAGTCGAAGAGGCCGGGCGCGAGGTAGCCGACGTCCTGCGCGAGGCGGCGAGGCGGGTGCGCCATTCTGGCGTGGTCGCCAACGAACGGCTGGCCAACTACGTCAGGGTCGTCACGACGTGCGCCGAGGCCGCCAGGGTGATGCAGCGTTCGGTCGAGCATCGCGACCAGCCGCAGCCCCCGCCGCCACCCCAGGAGGTCGAGACGGCCGCGCACGTCCATGCCGAGACGGGCGAACCGACGCCCGCCGCGACCCCTGATCTCGACGCCATCGCCGAGCAACTCGGAACGCTCGCCCGCCGCGAAGGAGCTACCGCGCACAGCGACGGTGTCGCCAGTTGATGGAGTGGGGCGATGTCCCGCTCCCGCACCGATCAGCGGTTGGTGCTCGCGCTGTTCTACGCGAGCATCGCCGCCGAGGTGGTCGCCTGGATCGCGTTCGCCATGGTGATCGTGATCGTGGCCAGCTTGCTCAACCCGCAGCTTGCGCACGGCGGTCCAATCGAGGACCGCTGGCCGCACGATCTCGCCGCACCGAGCGCGTTCGACGCGGCGAGCTTCGTCAACGCCTGGGCGGCGGCCGACGAGCCGCCGCCGACGCCGCCCAGGCCGGTCCCGCTGCAACCGCCGATGCCGAAGCTCAAGCCGCCAGCACAGAGTCACCCGATCATCTGCGCGAGCGGCCCCGACAAGAGCACTGTTCGGTGGATGTGGCGCGAGATCGATGGGCGGCGCTGCTGGTACGTCGGCACGGCATTGGTGGACAAGTCGCGGCTGCGCTGGCCACGCGCGCCGGTGCATGTCGATCCGGTCCCGGCCAAGAACACCTACGCGGCCCACGGCGGCGGGCAGGTCCGCCGCGTGGGCCACTACCCACACGGGACACCGGAGTGCTGCTGGTGATTACCGCCGTCGCTTTCGCGGGAGCGAAAACAGATCGATGACCTCGACATGCAGAGCCTTGGCGACCTGTTCGAGTCGCCGGATCAATGGCGTAGCGCCGCGCTCCCAGCGGGAAACCGTCATCGGAGTAACCCGCAGAAGCTGGCTAAGCCGCGCCTGGGTCATGCCGCGCACGGCGCGCCACTCCCCGATGTATAGCCGTGTCTTGCCCACAATTTCGGCACCTCCCGCCGGAATCGAAGGTACTCGGGAAGGAAATATCCATTCAATAGACATTATCTGGCTAGGCGCCACGCGGTACGTGGATGTTGGCACAGCACACGTTTCGCGATATGAACATACAATGTTTAGGATGTTGATCTATCGCAATTGCGACGGCACGGAATTTGTTACCGACGCTCGTCTGTTTGGGGCGGCCAATGGATATTCCCTTCCGCGAGCCGAGACTCGTTTATCTCCGCATGCAGGCGGACCTGCAGCGGAATGCGGCCAGCAGCTACTATCCCGAGTTGCCGCTGCCAGAAGCCATCGAAGTGTCGGCGATCTCCAACGCGATCTTCATCGCCGAAGCCGATGGGACGCCCTTCACCACGCCTGCGCTCGCCAAGCACATCGGTATCCCAATCAAGACGTTGCGGCGTCGGCTCGCCGGTCTCAGAGCAAAGGGATACGTCCGCTACATCGGGCGGCAACGCCTCGGCATCAACATGACGATTTTGTTAGAGCCACAGCACGCGGAGAATCTCGCGCGGGCCTGCAAGATCATCATCGATGCGGCGGCAGCGTTGTCCAAGCTGGAATGGTAACGACTTCGCGGTCGGCGGGCCAAATTGGCCACCTGTCACGAAAAATTTCGCATAACGTGGAACGTGTGATGGATATAACCATTGCGCACAGACAACACTGTCGTAAGATTGTCATGCGGGGAAGTTGCGTCCAGAAGGGGAAATAACCAATGACCGTCTTGCCGAGCACTCAGGCCACCAAGGACATCAACGGCGTTGCGCACGAGTCGGAGATCAAGTTCTCGACGCCGAAGAGCAGCGCCGGATATTTTTCCCTGCGTGCGGTGGTGCCGCGCACGCTGCTGGTGAAGCTCGATGAGCCGTCACGCATCGCGGTGCGCGGCTCGCCATACGAGGGGTTCATCATCGAGCCGACCAAGAGCAAAGAGACGGGGACATACGCAATCAACTACCGGCAGTCGCCGCGCAGCATCGTGCTGACCCTCGCGTTCGTGCCGACCAAGCTCACCAAGGTTGAGCGCCGCACCGTCGCGGTGGCGGCGCGCGTCAAGGATGGCAAGATTCACGTCGGCGGGATGCCGCCAGAATGGATCAAGGCGCAATCGCCATGGGTCGATGGTCCGCCCAGCAGCACGGTGCATCGGCTTCCAGCCAATATGACCACTGGCGCTGTCGCCAAGACAGGCAACGGCAGTCCGACCGCGCCACCCGCCAAGGCCGACAAGAGCCTGCAGATCGGCGCCGACGTCACCAACGATCAATTGCGCGTTCGGCTCGCAGTCATGCTGCGCCAAGTCAGCGCGCTCAAGACCGAGTTGGAAAAGCGCAGCGGCCTCAAGCTGCGCATCACCCGAGACATGCACATCGTCGTTGATTTGGAGTAGGACCGCGCGAAGAGCCATCGGGCGACTGGCGAACACGCGCACAAGAACGCGACGCATGACCATGCGGCAACGTCCACCCCCCACGCGCATTCGCGCGCTGCTCGACTACGACCGGACCACAGGGCAGTTCAGGTGGAAGCGGCCGACCGTGCGCCAACCGAAGAGATGGTTCGCCGGGAACAAATCTGTACGAAATTATTGGCGGCTCTACATCGATGGCCATCATTATCTCGCTCATGTGATTGCATTTGTGATCGTCAGAGGTCGATGGCCGCGTCACGAGATTTCGAGGCGGGATCGCGATCAGACGAATAACCGGTGGAGCAACCTTCGGGAGCTTCCGCATTCGAAGGTCGTGCTCAACCGTCGCAAAGGCGTGAACAACACCACAGGCTATCGCGGTGTGTCGCAGTATCGGACGCCAGCGGGCCGTCTACGGTTCCGAGCCGCATTGGACATTCACGGCCAGCGCGTTGGCCTTGGACTCTTCGACACGGCCAAGGATGCAGGCATGGCGTGGGTCAAAGCTGCGCAGGAAATTTACGGAGATGCGTATGTCGCGTAGGTGCGGGGAGTGTACCGCGTGCTGCAAGCTTCTGCCGATGCAAGGCGAGCGCAAGAGTCCGCTGGTTGGTGAAACAATCCCGGCGATGATCGGCGCGGGCCTCGCGACCGCCGATGATTTTGTCGGCATGGTCCCGGAATTTCCCAAGCGCGCAGGCGCGCGGTGTCCGCATCAACGCGTCCACAAGGGCTGCATGATCTACTCCAACCGGCCGTTTTGCTGTCGGGTCTGGAATTGCCTCTGGCTGGTCAACGACGACACGGCCGATCTGCCGCGCCCGGATCGCTGCCACTACGTCATCGACATCATGCCCGACGTCGTGCGCTGCGTGCCGAACAGCGGTGGCGAGCCGTTCAACGTCCCGGCCATCCAGGTGTGGGTCGATCCCGGCTATCCCGACGCCCACCGCGATCCGGCACTGCGTGCCTACCTGGAACGGCAAAGCCAGCGAAATGGCGGCGTGGTCGCAATGATCCGCTACAGCGAAACCGATGGCTTCATTCTCTGGCCGCCATCGGCCAACGACACCGGCGGCTGGATCGAGGCGCGCGGTGAGATGATGCATCGCGAGCACCACCTCGCACCACCCGAAGAGTGGACGAAGGAGCCAGGAGACAATCATGGGAAACGACAGCAACAACATCGACTATCACATGCTGATGGAAAACACGCCTGAGAGCAACGTTGGCTACATCGATTGTTTTGAGATGGTGCGCCGCGTTGTATGCCCGATCAGTGAGGTCGGTCAGGGCGTCGATCACGCCAATCGCGGCAGGCTTTGCGCGCTCGTGTCTCTGCCGAGCGAGTGGTTGTTCATGTGGCGAAGGAGCCTGCGCGATTTCGAGGCCAGTCATCCCGGTTGCCATATCGAGGTGAAAAAAATTGTCTTTCTCGACACGGTCGAAGAATGAGCGAGAACCCTGAAGCAAATGCCTTGATCCAGAGGACGTGGAGGACGGCGGAGGAATGAACAAGGATGAGGAGGAAAAACTGATCCGTGAACTACGGCGACAGATTCGATTCAACAGGATCATGGCCATCGCCATGGGCGTGTTTATGGCCGGAACGGCATTGATCACATGGTGGGGCAGATAAAATGATCGACGCCTCGCCGAAACCTGAAGTCGGCTTTGCCATCCTGCACATGGGACGCGGGACATGCGTCGGCTGCAGCGAGCATCTGCGCAAGCTTGGCCTGATCGAGGTGATCGAGGATGTGCCGATGCCGGTGATGAACCTGCCGCCCGGCAGCATGGTCGTGCGGCACTATCGGCTCGCGCCCGGCGTGACGCTCGCCGAGTGCCAGCACGCCGTACGGCATCGCCATCGCGGGGCGCGACCGTGGGGGATGGAATGAGCGACGACATCCCAATGCTGCCGCCGATTGGCGTGCCGTTCAAGCGCGGCGAGTTCGTCCTGATCACATGCAATGGCCGCACGGTCGAGGGCATGGTGACGCTCGCGTCGCCGAACGGCCGGTCACTCATGCTCATGTTCGAAGCGATCCTCGACGGGTACGCGGGCAAGATGCAGGTGTTCCAGCGCGACGACGGCACGTTCGTCGCGATCATCAACAGCGCGCCGGTCGAGATCAGGCGCAAGCACGAGGCGATGCACTGATGGCCGACGAGATCGAGGACAAGGTGATGCGCGCGGCGAAGCTCGCCGAGCCGGTCAAGGTGTTCACCGTCGCGCATGTTCCGCAGGGCTTGGCGCAGGCGTGGCTGCAGCATCTGCGCGACTTCGATGTCGCGCATCCCGGTTGCCATTTCGAGGTGCTGACGGAATCGCCGACGCTCTCGGCCGCCGAGATGATCGAGATGACGAAGATCGAGCCGGACCTCACGTTCTCACAGATCATCGAGCGCACCAAGGCCGCGCCCGACGACAAGCCGGTCGTCCACATCCTGAACTACGGGTTGCCGCTCTGCCGCTTCATGTACAAAGCGCCGGTCGATTGGCCGCGCAATCACCTGTGGGTCGGCTTCTATGAGCGGGATGATGCGAATTGCCCCAACTGCCTGAAGACGGCCGAAAGCATGCCGTGCCTCATCTGCGGCACCGAGGGATGCCGCTACCCGCCGGGCGGCCCGCCGCCGCCACCGGATTGCAGGCTGCGCCAGATCGCGCAGGAGATTGTCGCAGAGGAGACAGGCACCGATGCGACTGGCTGACTTCATGCTCGCGGCGCGCGGCTCGCTCATGGACATGGGCGGGTTCGCCACCAAGCTGTCGCACCACATCGCGAAGGCGCAGCGGTTCGAGATCGCCGAAGACGTCGCGCGGGCGGCGGGTGACTTGGTCAACTCGCGGCCGACTGCGCTTGCCGCCGTGCTGCCGCTGTGCCGGTTGCCGTACCCCACCATGTGGCTCGAATGGCGCGGCGGGCTTGGCCCGGAGAATTTTCGTGGCGAGGAAGCTGCGCCGACACCGGCCCGCCAAGGCATGTTGATCGAGACGCCGCCCGATCCGGCGTTCGCCGGGCGCGTCGGCTTCATGACGGCCGCCTGGGTCCACACGCACTACAAAGACCTTCCCGACGCGGTGAACTTCACGCCGATCTCGGTCTACTTCGACTGGCGCGAGGACGGCGACGTGCGCCGCGTGATCGAGGCCACGCACCGCGCCATCTTGAAAATCTATCGCGATGCGTCGTTCTATCGGCTGCTCGAAATCTACGTCGCGGCGCTGGAAATGCAGTGGTGTAGGATTTCATCGCACGAAGCTGTCTCACACTTCTTCACCGGTCACAACACTTGGAAAAAATTCGCGAACAACGCGGAGGAGGTCGAGGCGATCCGCTACCTGGATCACCACGCGCTGCCGGGCCTGTCGCCGCACGGCGCCGAGTTCGTGGCGATCTTCCTGGCGAAGGCAACGCCGGACGAGTTGAAGCACTTTATTCAGAACTGGCAGGCCGACATCCAGGGCGAGGGCACGTTCATCGAGTGCTTCCTGGCGATGCTCAATTCGAAAAATCCGGTGGTCGAGCAAGAGCCAGTCGATCTGACCAAGCTCAACCGGTCACGGCGCAAGAGTGGCAAGGCGGAATTCCTGTCGTACACGAAGACGCGGCTCGCCATGTCGCGCAGCCAGGGCCGCATCGCCGACGCACGCGGGATCAGCCGCGAGGCCGCGCGGGCGCACCTCGTGCGCGGCCACTTCAAGATTCGCCGCACCGGCGTCTACTGGTGGTCACCGTTCCTGCGCGGCGATGCAAAGAAGGGGGAGATTCAACGAAGCACCTACGAAGTCACATAGAGGAAACATACCATGGCTGGGAAGCGGAGCACGACCAAGGCCGATGCAGAAGTCGGCAAGAGAGTCCGAACATTTCGCATGCAGAAGGGCCTATCGCAAACCGAGCTTGCGACCAAGATCGGTGTGTCGTTTCAGCAGATTCAGAAATACGAGAAGGGGACGAACCGCATTTCGTCGGGACGCCTTGAGGCCATCGCCGCCGCGCTCGGTCAGCCGGTGACGGTCCTGTTGCCGAGCATGGACCGCGTCAACGGCATCAGCGCCCAGGTGTTCACCGAGCCGAGCCGCGACGCGACACGCTTGCTTGAACTGTTCGGCAAAATCCGCGATGCGGCGACCAAAACGATGGTCCTTCGACTCGTGGGCGTGGTTGTGGAATCGGGGCGAGCGCGATGATGGCCACGGCGGCGAACCGTGCGATGCTGCTGGCGAACGTTTAGGATACACTGATGGCGATCCTGATCATCGGCACGAAGGAGAAGGCGGACATCACGGCCGCCATGGAGCGTGCCCGCAAGCGCCCGCTTCCGTGGGACGTCGGCCGCCGGATGGCGGTTGAAGATCGGCAGGTGGTCAAGCTCGCTGACCGCCGCCCAGGCGCGCCGAACCGGGACACGACGCGCCATCGACCAGAGCAAGTGCTGATCCCGGTCGGCTATCGCGCCATGCTCAGCTTCGAAGAGCAGCCCGCTGGCATCTTCATGCACCTGTCGGTGTCAGTCGAGCGCGATGATCCGAAATGGAATCCGAGCGTTCCGGCTTTCCAGATGATCGCCGAGGCGTTCGGCATCGACCCGAAAGGCGCGAACGTCGGCAGCGTCTGGCTTGAGGAATACGAGCCGGGCCGCCACGCGGTGAACATCATCGTGCTGGTCGAGCCGAAGAAGGAAGGCCATGCGTGAAGTCAGCGGGTACGGATTTTACCGGCTGCAACGCGGCCGTTGTCCGAGGTGCAACGGCGAAATGTTTCAGCCCGGCCCGCGCGGCGGCTCGGCGCAGAACGTCGAATGCGTCGGCTGCGGCGAACGCTACAACGTGACCATCGTCGGCAAGAGCCTGCTGTTCGCCCAGGCCATCGGTCATCGTGGCACGGGCAGCGACTGGACCGCCTACAAGGAGAAATTTTCGCCGCGTGCGCTGTTCGAGAAAGGACAATGACGAAGCCCGTTGTCCACATTCACTCGCACCGGGTCGCGACCAGCAAGTGCTTGTCGTGCGGGCGCGCACTCGACGGCGCGACTTCATGGCTGGGCAAATCTGGGCCACAGCCCGGTGACGCGTCCGTCTGTGTCTACTGCGGACACCTGATGATCTTCGGCGACGATCTGGCGTTTCGCGAGCCGAACGACGAAGAGATCGAGCAACTTGCTGGCGACAAGACAATGCTGCTGGCGCAGAAGTTCAGCGGTGAATATCGCGAGCACCGCGCCGACTGGCGCAACGTGCCGGTGCCGGATCGCATGAAGCATCTGCCGCGCGACCCGCGTGGCTTTCCGATCTTCGTGATGGCCTATCGCGATATGGACGGTCGCGCGCATTTCACTGTCAACGACGAAACGGAGCGCCGACGCCTGATCGCCCAGGACCGCTGCTCGATCTGCGGCGAGCGACTGCTGCGTGGCCGGTGGTTCATCGGTGGCGAAAAGTCGGCGTTCTCGGTCGAGCCGCGTGGTGCCTACATCGACCCGCCGATGCATACGGAATGCGCACATTACGCGCTGCGCGTCTGCCCGTATCTTGCCGCACCGAGCTACGCCAAGCTGATCCACGGCGGCACGCTGCGGCCCAATGATCCGACGCCGGTGATCGACCAGACGGCGATGGATTCGCCATCGACGGCCGCTGAAGTGCGGCCAGAAATGTTCGTCGCAGTGCTGGCGCGCGGGCAACGATTCAAGCGGACGCTGGCGGGCGGCGTCATCTTCCCCAAGCGCCCCTACATCAAGGTCGAATACTGGCAGCACGGCTGGCAGCTAGAACGCGAGGAAGGCGAGGCCCACTGCCGCAAGCTGGGAGTCAAGCCGGAATGACCGACGCGCTGCCGATGTGGACCGTGTACGCGCACCCGCTGGATTACCCAGACAGCTTCGTGGCGCGGCGGTTCCTGGTGGATGCGAATGGGTCGGTATCGACCGATGACATCATGCGGGAGGATGCGCTCGACGTGCTGCGTGCGCGGCTGATGCGGCTGGGGTTAACGTGCATCACGCGCAGCCCGCAGGACGAGCCGCAGATCGTGGAGACGTGGCTGTGATCACGGCGCGAGAGTGTGAAAAGTTCTGGCCAGACTTGCCCTGGCGCGAGCCGGTCGTGGTGACGTCGTTTGATCGACCGAAAGAAGCCCGCTATGCATGCCGGTACTGCATCGCCATGAAGGGATTGCGCGGCGATCAGGTGCCTGATCTTCCCCGCGACCGCGCGGCCGTAATCGCGCACATCGAGGCTGAGCACGAATGAGCGACGACGAAGTAGAACCGGTGCCGGTCGAACGCGAACCAACCGAGCGGTTGTTCGGTAAATTCCACGCGGCTATCCGCGAGCACTGCGACGAACGACCGAAGGCGCGTGCGACAGCAATGGAGGTGCTCAACGCGCTCGCGATGGCGACCGCGCTCGTGCTCGTTGGTTGCGGCAACGATCCAGACGTGCGCGACTTTTTCGACTGTGCCGTGGATGACAACGTCATCGTGAATTCGGATTAGGCGATGAGCGAAGCACCTCGCAAATCGCAGTGGGGACCGGGTCCGTGGCAGGACGAACCGAACAGGCTCGACTGGCGCGACGAGGCGACGGGCCTCGCCTGCGCGATCCGCCGTAATACGGACATCACCGGATCGCTGTGCGGCTACGTCGGCGTGCCGCCCGGCCACGCGCTGCACGGCTGGGGCTATGACGACGACGTGCCCGTGCGCCCGGAATTCGAGAAGTTGGGCAAGAACGACTACGGTGCCGTCGATCTTTTCATTTATGCGTTGAGCGGCGCGCACGAGCACGGGACCATTCCGCTGGGCATTGCGCTCAAGGCGCACGGCGGCGTCAATTTTTCGGGTGGGCTGCGCGATGACACGAGCGGGCGATGGTGGTTCGGTTTCGACTGCGGCCACGCTGGCGACTTCTCACCGGGACTGCACGCTCTGCTGAAACGGATGCACATCAAGGACAGCACGACACGCGCCTTCGCCGAACACGACAAGCATGTCGGCCTCGGTGCGCCGACGCCGTGGGGTGATCCGGTCACCTATCGCACCGTCGAGTACGTCAAGGGTGAATGCACGGCGCTGGCGCTGCAGCTTGCCGAGCTTGAGAAATTCGTGATCGCGCCGCCGCTCAATCTAGTGCGGGAGAAGAAGCCATGAAGGTCTATCGCGGCGTGCGAGACATCGACCGGTGTGCCAGCGTCCTCGTGCAGCGCGACGGCCGCCGCGCGACGCCGCTGCGCATGCGGCGCGATCTGGACAACCATTCTCCCACCGGATTGGAGTGGGGCTATCCCGGCAGCGGCCCGGCGCAACTGGCGTTGGCGCTTCTGGCCGACGCGCTCAGCGATGACGAGACGGCCGTGCATCTCCACCAGCGGTTCAAGTGGGCCGTCGTTGCCAAGCTCCCGCAGGAGCGTGGCTGGCAGATGACCGAGGACGAGGTGCGCGCCCACGCGGCACGGCTGATGGCCGAGGAGCAAAGCGCATGACGATCTACGCCGGATGGTGCGACGGCGGCCCGCTCGCCGGGCAACAGCTTGCGCATGATGCAAGCCGCTATCCGGTTGCGGTGCGCGAGCCAATTCCGCCCGAGATTTTGGCACTGCTGGCCCATGCAGAGGCGCACGGCGTTGCGCTCGACATGGCGTCCGAATATCGGGTGGTCGTGGGCGAGTACGTTTGGGACGAAGGTGCATGGAGATGGCGCGGATGAAACGACTATGGAAAGCGATATGCGGGATAATTTGGTGGGCACGGCAACTTCACCGATACGTTTAGCCCGCGCCGCAATGGAGGAGAAGCCATGGGTGAAGCAAAGCAGAAACGCGAACGGATTGGCGCGGCGGGGTTCGAACATCTCGTCACCGAGATCACCAAGAAGTTGACCGACGAGGGTCTGCTGATCGCAGCGGGCTGGGAAGGCTTCCGCAGGAGCGCCGTTCCGGCCGACGCAGCGCAGATTCAGATCGATGAGATGCGGCTCGCGTTCTTCGCTGGCGCGGATCACCTGTTCGTCGCGATGCTGAAATTCTTGGAGGAAGGCGAAGAGCCGACCGCGAAAGACCTTAAGCGCATGGATTTGATCCACGACGAGCTTGAGCGATTTCGCAACAACGAACTGCTCAAGCGGATGCCGACGAAAGGCCAAGGATGACGAGGCTTGAAAAACTTGTTCGTGAGTGGCGCGACGCACAGAAGGCGATTGATCGGCTGACGGTGCAGGAGCGTCGGGAAAACCGCGAGCCTCTCGACCGGCTGGTTGCTGCGCACAACGCCTTGGCCAAATACGCCGATGAGGAACTGGGATGAGGAACGACAAGACGCCGCCGGGATTTATCCCGCTCACGCCCGAACTGATGGAGCAGATTTCGGCCTCGCTGAGGGCGCGGTTCGCCGACATCAAGGCACGCTACCCGGCGCTGGTCGAGGCGTGCCCCTATGAGATGAAGCTCGCCGTGACCGCCTGGGTGATGCGCGCGATTGTCGAGCACGCGCAGGAGGGCGGAACGTTCCGCTATCTGATCTATGAGCGGCTTGGCTTCAATCCGGACGCCTACGTGCCGCTCTACGATGCCGGGGGCATGACGATCTCGAACGAATTCGATTTGACGTCCTCCCGCCCGGATCAGCCAGCAAACAGCAAATTCAATCCTGGCGATGAAGAAGCCTCATGACGTCCGCCACCTACATCATCGGTTCTGACGGCAAGTGGATCACATGCTTGCGCTGCGGAATGACGTCGCACAATTCGTCCGACGTGCGCAATCGCTACTGCGGCAACTGCCATCTCTTCCATATCGATCCCGGCCCGCTGGTCGGCTGCGCATTGTCGATCTATCGGCCGGGCCAACCCGAACCGGAGATCGTCAACGTCCGCATGGCGAAGCGGCCGTCGCTGGACGAACTGCACGCGATCATCGATCCGTACCTTGAGATCGACGGCGAGAAGCGAAACCTTGAGCACGTCAACGTGCTGTTCAACGGCACGCCGCACGACATGTTCGTGGACGAATGTGGCGTGCTCGATGAATTGCCGCGCAACGAGGCAGCGACCGCGATCTACCGGGCCAACTGGCTGGACATGCATCCAGACGACGATCCTGAATCGCTGCCGCACATCGCAGGCGTGGCGCTCGTGTTCTGGCGGAAGGTGTGGTCATGACGATGCGCTTTGAAATCAAGCCGCACTCTGTGCTGCCGGGCGCGGAGATGATCGAGGTCTACAGCGACCAGCAATTCATTGCCGCGATCTATCCAGGCGCGAACGGTGACAGCCTGCGCGTCATCAGCAAATATCTGGCGGCGGCCACGCTCGATCAAGCGCCACCGCCTGCCGTAGATATTCTGCTCGACCTGTCGAGTCCGAAATGAGCGAGAAAGACGCCCATGCCTTGATCGAGCACGCCTCGCGCTTCGCCGAGCATGCGATCAAGAAATACGGCGTGGTCACACCGATCTATCACATGATCACGGCGGACGGTCAGAACATCGTCGCACCCTCTCCCGGCAGAACCAAAGACGAAGCCGTCGCGATGATGCGGGCGCTGTTCGAACTGCGCGACGTCGTTCGCTACGTCTATCTCGATGAGGCGTGGATACTTGATCGGATCAACAGCGGCCCAGACGCGATCCCACCGGGCGAGCTTGAACGACTCAAACGCGAGGGTGTCTCAAAACATCCTGATCGCGTTGAGGTCGTGATGTTCTCCTGCGAGGATCGCGATGCCGGTCAGATCATGGCACTTCGCGAGATCATCAGGAACGGGAGCGGCAAGCCACGCCTCGGCCCGCTGCGATATACGCCCCGCAGCGGCTATACAGAGGGCCGCATGGTCGGACTGCTGCCGGTGCGAGGAACGCGGCAATGAACAAAGACGACATTGACCGGGAAGATCGCTTGGTGCGCGAGTTGAGCCGTCAGGTGATGTTCAATCGGATCGTCGGCATCCTCATGGGACTGGCGATGGCCGGGTTGGCATTGGCGCACTTGTTGTCACGATGATCCCGCCGCCGCACTCCGCGCGCGAGCACTTGCTGTTGGAGCAGATCGACCGGCTACGCGACGGCATGTGGCTCGTCGCGTTCGTCGCGTTCGTCTGCGGTGTGCTCGCGACGCTATTGGCGTGCGCTGTGATTGCGATGTGAAATGTTAGAGAGGGCAACGACAAGCCATGCTAAAGGAGCGACGCGTGGTGGTGACGTTCTCAACCCTCACAAAAGGAAACCAACAAAATGAGACGCTTACTGGCGACGACCGTCCTTTTGGCGGCGCTTGCCTCGCCTGCTTCCGCCGATGTGGTGCTGGGCGGCCAAACCTGGACCGGCACCGGAACGACCCTAACCCTGTCCGCAACAGTGCCGGGCGGCAACCAACCGACGAACACTCCGTGCTTGATCTGCGGCGACAACCAACCGCAGCAACCGGCGGGCTTCGGCTATAACGACTTCCAGAACGGCGGCAACCTGACGAATGTCACCGCCTTCTCAGACCAAGGCAATGGCGGCAGAAATACTCTGGCCGACAACACCTTCAACAACACCAGCACCGGCGGCTATCAAATCGGGACCGGTAGTCTCTTTCTGGCGTTCCTGCTCGCTAACGGTGCGACACCGGGCAACCTCGGATTCAGCCTCGGCTTCGACGTGAACGACAACAACACGGCGCAGACGTTGAACTCGTTTTTTTTCCTCGATCTGACGACGCACACGGTGCTTGCCGCATTCACCGGCGGCACGACGGGCAACATCCCGTCGCAGCATAATGGCACTGGCTTTCCGGACTACACCTTGTCCGGCTTCACGCTCAACGGCATCACTGCAGGCGACGAGATCATCTTCGCCGCTCGCATGACGGGACTCAACGACGGGCCGGATTCCTTCTTCCTGGAGCCTGCGGCCGTTCCGGCTCCGGTTGTCGGCGCCGGACTACCGGGATTGCTCTCGGCATGCATCGGCCTCGTGGTGCTTGCCAAGCGTCGGCGTAATCGCGTCTGAACACGAAAACCCCCCGGTGTGGGGCCGGGGGCACAAACTTGGTGAAATAATTATTTTCGCCGAGGCGACCGCTACACTGTCATTGCTTTTTGCATTCATTGCCATGCGACGACGCGATAGTTATGCCCATTCCATCGAAGTCAACCTTTCCGAAAATCGGCGGCGAGTCCCTTGTTTCATAGGCTTTGCGCAATCGCGCTAACGCTGAATCGCAAAATCCGAAAAGTCGATTTGCTACACTACGCACGCGCTGGTCGATGACCGGCCAGCGCGGGTTATTTGACATTGTGAGGAGACTACGACGATGGCGAAAGCCAAACGACGAACCGCGTCCAAATTTGATTATCGTCCATACCCGGACCCGGATGATATGCGGACTGGCTGCAAAGTCAGTTGGCGCATCTACCGGGATCGGGCTGCTGCCGAGGCTTGCGCCGAGGCCGCAAAGCACAACGCGGTTCGGGCTGCGGAGTTGGGCTACGACTTCGGCTACTGCTGTCCTGGGTCAATCGAAACCCTGGACGACGGTCGGTTCGAAGTCTGCCTACCCTGAAAATGAAAAGCGCCCGCCGATGCAGACACATCGGCGGGCCAGTCAAATGAGGTTGAGCACCATGAGCACTACCACACTGCGTGAGCGTCGTCATCAGGACGCCACGAACGCATTGAGCCGGGTCACCGCCCAGCGCGATGCATGTCTGACGAACCTCGTGCGGTACGAGGCGAAGCTGAAGGGCCTGCGCAGACAGGTCGAGCGGCTCGCCCGCGCCATCGCCGCCGAGAAGGCCAAGCCCGTCGAGCAGCCCAAGCCAAAGCCGAAGCTGCCCGACGTGAAGCCGCTGCCGCTTCCGCAGGCGACGGAGGAACCAACGATCCCTGACTTCCTGCGGCGCACGGCCGAGGCCAAGGCGAAGGACGCCGAGGCCGCCGAGGCGATCCGCCAGGAGCAAGCCGAGCGGAAGACGGCGAAGGCCAGGGGGCGGATTGCGAAGCTCAAGGCCGCCCAGGCTGGCGACACCAAGCGGATGCCACTGACCGGGAAGGCGGCGCTCGCAGCGATCAGAGGGTAACCAAAGACGGCCCGCCGGTGCAGATCGGCGGGCCTTTTTTTTGGGGGGAGATCGAGAGATAATCCATAGTTGGGCCGACTCTCGACCTCGGGCAGAATTCGGAGATGGGTGATGACGTGGTATTGGCTCTCGTTCGTTGATCCCGAGCGGCCCAAAGGCGACAAGTTTGTCGGTGCGCTCTTGATCGAATCCAACACGTTCGCCGCAGCCATCGCCACTTCGTGGCTGCTCAAGCTTAACCCCGGCGGTGAGGTCCAGGGCTTCGCCGTGCCAGCAGAATTCGAGGAGCGGGTCGAAATTCTGCGCAACGAGGGCATGACCTATCGGCTGTTGAGCAAGGCAGAGGCACTGAGCATTGAACGGCGGTTCACGCAATGAGAGTTGATCCAGAGTTGGGCCAACTCTCAGTACGTCAGCGGCTTCAGATTGGCGAAGCAGGCATCGAGCGCATAAACCACGTGCTTTTTCAGGTGCTCGTTTGCGATGCGGTCGCGCAACTCGTCGCCGACTTCAAGCATATGCTTCCACAGATCAAGTGCGGCCTCGTAGCAAGTGATAATGCGCCCGACGCGCACGGTCTGACCATCTTCTCCGTCTTCGTTTGTGTAGTCGTAGTTGGCGTGGATGATGTAGCTGTATTTGCCGTGACGGACCCGGAATTCGACACTCCATCCGCTTCCGTCCATACAGGGGTGGTCCCAGCCGCAAACTCCTTGTGCAATGACCGGCCATTCACTCTCCTTGATCTGGATCGGAGCACGGTTGGTGAGGGTAATGGTGCGCAGCTTTTCGACTGGCGGCGCAATGGGGGGAGTGACGTTCATGTTCATGTTGATTACTCCTGTGGTGCCACCTTGGCCCGGTGGCTGGGGCCACTATTCAAGCAAATTTTCGGCAACAAAAAAAGGCCCCTGGCTCTCGCCAGGGGCCAAGTCGTACTGAGGCCGTCTATCCGGCGGTGACTGGGATGGGGCCGCCGAATTCAGGAATTCATTTCGTCGGGTTGATGTGAAGCTCGCGCGTCATGATTTCTACGATCTTCTGAAGGCGGAGGTTGTTCGATTGAGTCTCTTTCTCGGTGACCGTCAAACGGTTGTTGATCTCGGCGAGATGCGGCGAGCCGCGCACCTCAAGCGTGCTCACCCGTGTTTCCAGCCTGACCATGTACGCCGTGACGCTGAGCACGGCCGCGCCGATTGCGATGAATTGCGCGATCAGGAAATAGACGAGCGTCTGGTTCTGACTGAACCAGCTTCTTGCCTTGTCGATCATGGCGTGCCGTCCATCGAATGCCCTGGCTGCAGGTTCGAGTACGAGTAGACGATCTCGGTGTGCGCAGGCTTCCAGCGATTGAACAGGCAGTTCTGATCGAGGAACAGGCCGATGCGCAAGTGCGGATCGACGCCCGCTTGGCCCTGGCTCGCGCGGAACCAATTGAGTGATGCGTTGGTGACGTGGATCGTCCAGTAGAATCGCATCTCGGGCCGACCGATCTGCCAGCGCGGCGACTTGCGATCCTGGCTGAGCGCGCTTGTGTCGCCGCACTGGCTGATGCCGACCATGAACGGCGAATATTCCTCGATGAAGATGCTGTAGCCCATGAACTCGGCGACGCTGAAAAAGAAGTCGCGCGACTGGCCGCCGAGCATCGTCATTTTCATGACGAGGATGTCGCGCCGCTCGCCGATGGTTGTCGTTTCCTGGAAGCACGGATCGGGCAGACCCCAATTGCGCTCCCAGTCTGGCAACAGTTCGAGCGTGGCGCGCGGATCGGATTCGGTTTCGAGCAGATCGGCGGCGCGGCCGTCCACGTAGCCGTAGAACATCGCGAGGCCGGTCAACGCCTGGATCATGGTCGAGCCAGGATCGCGCGGCCATGCTTGTCCGCGTGGCAATAGGTCGATCAGCGCCTGCGCATAGTCGTCGCCTGATCGCCGCACATGGCGATCCATGTCGGCCGGATAGGTCGGCGGCGGCGACGGAATGCGTCCAGGTTTACCGAGCACCGGACTATCCGGCACCAGATCATCGCCATAGAGGATTTGCGGATGCTGTTGCAGCGTCGGATCGACCGGCACGACAGGCGAACCAGTGACGAGGTTGTTCGCACGCAGAACGCCTATCGAATAGCCGAGGCCGAGGTACGGTGAGCCAGTGACGAGATCGATTGCGTGCGGGATCGCATAGAAGTGCGTGAGCGCGGGCGCGGTGAACACCGGGCTGGACGTGACGAGGTCGAGCGCCGCCATGCTGCCGCCGAGGCCGGGCGTACCAAAGGCAGGCGACGATGGCGCGAGCGGAGTCCCGTAGAACAGGTAGCCGTAGGGCGCATTCGGCGGCGAGAAGTTGTTGGTCCACCGCGCCACGCCCTTGGTGACGCGGATTTCGTCTAAGTAGCCGTTGACAGTGTTTCCAGTGCTAGTGAAAGCGTTACCGGAAATCACCGGAGCAGACGCACCAACGAGATAGTTGTTCGTATCGGTGTAGCTTGGGCCTTCCTGCACGCCGTTGAGGTAGAGCTTAGTGACACCCGCCGCGCGAACGAGCGCGACGTGATACCAAGCACCTATAGTTAGGGTCGTCACACCGGCAATTACATTCAGGGAATTTTGATAAAAGTTAATGGTCGATCCACTGAAGTAGATCACCGGGTATAAGCCATTCACACTATTAGGACGGCTGTCATAGATCGTTTGATTTGTGCCCGATGCATTTGGGAAGAACCATAGATCAACCGTAAAGTCCCCGGTCCCAAAGGCAAAGTCGTTGCTCCCATCAAGTGTGAGATAGCTGCCTATTGTCCCATCATTTGAGAGCGATGAGCTTCCGAACCTTTCCTGCGCAGTTGCAAGTTTTGCATTTCCGTTTTGCGTAACCGGGTGATTGCGCCCTGACGTGTCGGGCACCACGGTCGAGCCGTTGAAGCCGTCGCAATGGAGCAACAGGACGGTCGCGGCGTCGATAGACTGCAGCGGCCATGCGTTGCCGAGAACTGGCGAAGCTGGTGCGAGTGGCTGTGCGAAGAACTGATACGGCGGGTACGGCGCAGTCGGTGGCGAGAAGTTCGTCGTCCAGCGGGCAACCCGCGAGACGCGAATTTCATCCATGAAGCCGTTAAAGCAACCTGGGCTATAGGCTGGCCCCGACGCGCCAATGCGTGGATAGCCGCCAGCGCCGACCGCGTAGTTGTTTGGGTCGGCGTAGATTGGGCCTTCCTGCACGCCGTTGACGTAGAGCTTGGTGACACCTGCCGCGCGAACGGCGGCGACGTGGTACCACACGCCAGTCGTGGCTACGGTCGTGCCGGTGATCGGGATCGCGCCATCGTAGCCGAACTGGAATTTGTTCGTCGGGCCGTCGATCACAACGAACGGTGCGACGGTCGCCCCGGCATCGCGGCTATCGTAGATGATGAATGTCGCGCCCGTTGTGGACGGCAATCCCACCAGATTGACCCACGCCTCTATGGTGAAGTCGCCGAGGCCGAACGCAAAGTCTACTCCGCTATCGAGCGATAGGTAAAAGGCTGTCGTTCCTCCAAACTCAGCGCCTCCTCCGCCAAACCTTGCAGCGCCAGTATTATTATTGACCCGCGTGCCGCCGTTCGACGTAACTGCGTGGTTCTTGCCCGAGTAGTCGGTGAACGTGGTTGCGAACTGCGTTCCCTCGCAGTGCAGCAGCAGGACCGTGTTGCCGTCCACCGTCGTGAGTCCCGGCAGGCCGAGCGCCGCCGTGCCAACCATCGGCGTTGGGGTGTACGGCGCGGTGGGTGGAGTGAAGTTGCCTGTCCACAGCGCGCGACCCTTGGTGACACGCACCTCATCAAGGTAGCCGTAGGTCAAGAAAAGTGGGTAATTCGTTGAACCGACCTGACCATAGTTACTCGTATCGGCAATGCTGCCTTGAGACACGCCATCGAGGTATAGAGTTAACGTACCTCCCGAGCGCACCAGCGCAGCATGGTGCCATACATTCGTTGTAACGGCAGTCGCTCCCACAATCCTATTCGTGCTGTAAAGGAAATTGCCACCAGCAGTGACTGCGATGGAAACATTCGCCTCCGACCCAGTCAAATAAGGCCAGTACAATACGAAATCGCCACCTACGACAGACGGCAGGGCGGTCAGGTAGAACCAAAGGTCGATGGTGAAATTATTGGTATCGAAAAGGAAGTCGGCACTGGCGTCGTTGACAAGCATTCCGCTTTGAGTTGCGGAATGGAAAGACGAAGGGCCGAATTTCGACAGTGCGGTCGATAGCGCACCGCCTGAGCCGCCAGGATTAACTACATGGCGGGCCGTCGCGTCGGGATAGGCTGTCGATCCATTTGCCCCATCGAGATGAAGCAAGAGAACCGTTCCGTCCGCAGACGGCGCGAGCGCCAGCGGAACGAAATAGTACGGCGGGAACGGTGCGACTGACGGCGTGAAGTTCGCGGTGTAGCGTGCGCCTCTTGAGATGCGATACTCGTCAATGTAGCAGTTTGCGCAGGGGCCGTAGTTGATCGTTGCATATGTGTTGGTATACGAATAGGTGTCAGAGAAGGTGCCGCCCTCCGACACGCCGTTGACGTAGACCCGAGAGACTTGCAGATAGCGGACGAGCGCGACGTGGACCCACTGATTGACCGGGATTGGAGTCGTCGTGGTAATGGTGTGCGCGCCCTGCTGCGTATAATACTGAACGACCTCTGCCGACCCATTCCAGTAGAAGCCGAGATATGGATTGTTCGCGTCGCCAGCATTGCGGCCATCATAGATGCCGCCGTCGTAACCGACGTTCCTAAACGAGTTGACCCATATCCACGTCTCAATCGTGAAGTCATCAAGCGCAAAACCAAAGTCAGAGTGGGGTGCATTACCGTCAGTTACGACATAAGATGCGGCCGTTCCGTCGCACGATAGCGAGCCAGAACCGATCTTAGACCGAGCCGACGTGAGTGTCGCGCCGCTTTGCAGATTGACCGCGTGGCGACCGGCGCTGTCCGGTGCATATGGGCCATCGAAGTGCAGCAGCAGAGAGGTCGAGAGCGGAGTGGCGACGAGAGACGCCGTGTAGGTGATCGAAACATAGCCAGTGCCAGCCGTGACACCGTCGCCAGCGTCGGTTCCTGCCTGTCCGACGACGACGGTGATGTTTGCCGAGGCGGCAGGAGCGCCGCCGTCGCTTGGCGCCCATGTCTGAGTGACCCTACCTCCTGCACTGCCCCAATAGAAGCTGCCACCTCCTGATGAAACGCTACTACTGCCAGCGCCGCCACCGCCTACAGTGACTGCACCTCCAAAGCCACCTTGAGCGGCTGGTTGACCAGTCCTCGTATTGCCAGTGCCACCGTAGGCAACGACTGCGGAGCTTGAGCCAAACGAGCTATTGCCGCCACTCGAACCATTGGTAACGCGGTCATAGCTTGACCCTCCGCCGGGAGCACTCACATCGACACTTAACGTCGTGTAAGCTACGACGGTAAAAGTATAGGTGCCCGGCGTTGTGTAGTTGACAGTCGGCATCTGGCGCCTAGAGTTTTACTGGTTCGGCAGTCGGATCAGGAAGCTCGCCAGCGTGAATGTGTTGCCCGCCGTCACCGCTTGCGAAGCCGAGAGCGACCCGTTCGCCAGCAGGCGCGAGTTGACGGCATCGACCGCAGCCCACTTCGACGCCGTCGCCGTTCCGGTTACGCTACCGTCCGTGATCGGTGTCGAGGCGATCTGCCGACCGTTTGGCGAGCCAGCACCCGGTGCGCCGAAGCACCCGCCCGCTCCGAAATTCTTGTTGCCGAGCGCGTAGGTCGAGGTCGCGTCGGTATAGGTCAGCGGGTCTTGCGTGCAGAGGTAGATGTGGGTCGCGTAGGTCTTGATCGCGTTGAGGCCATTGTCCAACGCATAGTCGCCGACGACGTTTGCCATTGCGAGTGCTCCAAATAAAAAAAGCCCCGCGAGGGGGCTTTCTTGAAGGTGGTGAAGGTTTTGGCCGACTTATTCTTTGATGCCTGAAAGCTGGCTGCACAGCGCACGGGCTTCGGCTTCTTCGCCCGTTCCCTGTGCCACCCAGACAGCCTCCTCGGTCGTCCCTTCGATGCCCTCGGTCGGATGACTGCCGTCCGTTACAGGCGTCAGCGCGTAGACAACCCAGGCGAATTGACCGTTGTTCTTTGGCATTGTCATGCGGTTCATGCGCACATGATCACCGTAGTGGATGAGCGTGCCATCCGGGTTCTCGGTCACGACATTTGGCGGCGGCTTGGCCGGAAACGGTGTTGCTTCTGCCATGTCTTTTCTCCCTTACGACCACGAAATATTGGCGCTGCCGTTTCCACCTGATTGTGCGACACCGCCGAGCGGAGTCGTGGCACCTACGCCGCCGCCGCCAACATTGAGCATGATGGACGTTCCAGGCACCGGGGCACCGACGTCGGTTACCAACCAAGTCTTGGTGACGCGACCGCCTGCGCTTCCCGAGTAATAGGCCGCTGGCTGCGCGGGGGTGTACGTCCAAGAGATGCCGACTGAGCCATCGCCGGAATTTTTAACGGGACGGCCGCCATCCAACCCGCCAGAGCCGACGACACCCGCTTGTTGACTTCCGACAGCCAGAGCGCCCACTGCAAACGTCGCGGAGACGCGACCACCGGCAGCGCCGTTGTACTGGGGAACGCCGTTGGCCGAGCCAGTAAGGCTTCCGGCCCCGCCACCGCCAGTCGTCACTGTTCCGCCGCTGCCACCACCGGGCACTGACGGAAGGTGCGCAGGATCGCAGCCGCCACCGCCATTCGCGACGACCGATGCGAATGTGCTTTGGCCGCCGTCCTGTCCGACAAAAGCCCCATCAGTCGCGCCACCGCCGCCTGCGGCCACAACGACTGTGAGCGTCGTATAGGTCGGCACCACGAAGCTGTAGGTGCCGGAAGCAAACGAGGCCGAGCCGCCAGCACCGCCGATGATGCCGTTGCCGCCCAGGCCGCCGCCCCCCGCCGTGACGGTGCCGCCGCTGCCACCTTGATTCGGAGGGACCGGCCCAACGCCAGCAAGACCACCGGTCGCGACCATCGTGGTGCCGAACGACGAGTTCTGTCCTGCGCCCGCTGGCGTCGCAACAACGTCCGACGAGCCGCCGCCGCCCCCGCCCTCAATGGTGATCGTGAGCGTGGTGTAGTTTGGGCAGGGGAAATTGACGTTGCCGGGCACGGCCTGCGAATACGATCCGGGCTTGACCGACTGCAGCACCGGCATTCCAAATACAGGCGAGCCGCCGACAAGTGTCAGCGCGTTGGGGATTGTCCACCCACGCGGAAACGGACCAATAACGGTCTTAATGTGGAACACCGGATCACGCCTTGATGTTCAACTGCGCGCCGACAAATTCGAGCACGTTCCCCGGAGCGCCACGGAAATGGAAAACGTCGATTGCGCCAGCAATATTCGACGGCGCGACCGCGCTCGCAGCGCCGCCCGGCCAATGATACGGACCCGTTTGCCATGTCAGCACGCGGGGCGTGGTGGGGTCTTGGACGATGCGAAGCGCGTAGTAAGCGCCCTCGACTACGTTCATCGGCGATCCCATTGCCGAGTTGCCGCCCAGCATCGTCAACCGCGCGCTCGGAGTCTGTTTCGTATCCCACACGGTCGTGCCGCTCACCGCATAGGCGAGATCGTTCGGGACGAAGTATTGCAGCGTCGTCCAGCCGCGCATGACGTCGAGCGCGACGATCTGGCCCGGCGGTCCTTGCGCGCCATCTTGACCCGGCGGCCCCGGCTGGAGCGCGATGCCCTGGACGACTGTAATTTGGGTGATCGTCATCGTGTGATTCCTTCGACCACCGCGATTGTCCCCGTCATGATGACGCGCTGCATTCCGTCTGCATTGCCTATGGCATCGAACACGTAATCGCCCTTTGGCACGCGCGACATTTTCGAGAGCGGAACGTTGATCGCGAATTGATTGCCGGTGATGACGATCTTGCCGCCGGTCTGATCGTCGTCGGGATTATTGGTGATGCTGATGAGCGCGGTCACCTCCTCGACGGCATGGCGCATTTCGAGCGCAAAATGGATGCCGTCGAGCAAAATCGGATTGTTGGCGAGATCGTAGTACGCGAGCGCGTCCAGCCAGTCCTCGTTGGTGAACACCTCGATGGTCAGATCGACGCGAGGGATCGAAAGAAGCTGGGTCGTCATCGCGTCACCGCCAGATGATGGCCATCATGTTGATGTTGGTCGGCCGCGTCTCGTTTCCGCCGGTAGACTGCGTTCCCAGCGCGCTGCCGCTCACCTTGATGTTCGTGATCTTGTTGACGTAGTCGAATTGACCCTGACCAACCTGCAACTGGGTGCCTACCCCACCGCCCCACGGCGGGCCGTGAAGGCCGGGGAACGGCCCCATCGAAACATCGTGCCCGCTCGTCGTGTCCCAGCCCTGCGCTGGATTCGTCGGACGCCCGGCCACCATTGGTCCGCCAAAATCAAGATCGAGCATTCCGCCGCTTATGGCCGCGTGGGAGTGACTTCTTACGGCATCAGTCTGCTTGGTGCCGACATGATCGCCCGCCGTCCCATCGCCGCGATCCGTGCGCGTGTTCGCGTCAGGATCGACACCGCTGCCGTGTGACCAGCCGCGAATGAACTGTCCCCGGAAATCGGGCACGTTGAAGGTGTTTGGATCGGGCGATCCGTAACGCGTCCCGATGATGCCGAACAGTCGCGCATCATTCACGCGCGACAGCGCCTGTCCGTTGCACTCGTATGCACCGGCTGGCGGCGTATCGGTTGGCCAGAGGTCGATTGTCCCCGGCACGCCGGTCGTCGGCGGCGGCGGGCCGCCACCACCCCCGCCGTTGATGCGGCAGAGAAGTTGAAGCTTCGTGCCGTCGAACACGCAGAAGATCAGGCCGCCGGTGATGATATCGCCAGCCGCAAGCTGGCTCTGATCAGGCCAGATAAGTTGGACGGCGGGGAGCGCATCCATTTTCACCGACACCGGGCCGGTGTTCGTGTTCATCACCTTGATGAGGTATGGATCGCCTGCCGATTGCAGCGTGATGTGCGGATTGAAAATTCCGACAATGGCGTTGGCCGCTCCGGTGTCGGTCGAAAATGGAATCTTCAGCGTGAAATTGTTGACGGTCGTGTCGGATTGGAATCCGAGGAAGTTGATCATCTGCCAATACGCGCCGTCGAATACGAAAGCGGCGATTTGGCCAGACCGAAGGTCGCCAGAGTTGATGTCAGCACCGGTCGCGCGCTTAATCGCGTGCGCGCCAAGCCCACAGATATTGAGGGTCGATGCCCCGGTGTTGGCGTTGCCGATCTTGATTGCAACTGTCATGCCGACATAAAGCTGGGTCGGGACCGGCGTGATTGAAGCGGAATAGACATTCGCCGAACCGGTATCGACGCCGTATTCCTGAATCCACGGCGCGATCTGCAACGCCTGCCAAAGCTGCGTGAGGTCAGTATCGGTCGGCGTCAACCCGCAACCGGTGATGCACTGTACGAGTTCGCGCATCGGCTGCTCGAACGCGGCGGCCGGTGGGATTGAGCCAGCGCGACCGACGCTAGGGTCGCCGTTGATGTATGGCGCGTTTGCGTCGAGGACGCCGTATGGCTGTTGATACTTCATTGATCTCTATCCCGTCAGCCGTAGGAGATTGTGCCGACAATCGGCATGTAGCCGTTGGAAGGCATCACGGTGTTTTCGTATTCGAGGTCGAAGTGATCGACGCCCCCGGCTTGCGAGATCGCTTCGGAAATCCACGACCGATAGATTTCCTGGCCGGGCGAAGCGCGCTCCATGAACATCGCTTCGACTGCCTGCTCGATGTTCGCGCGTGTTGCCTCGTCGTCGGTGGCGAGGTTGATGATCTTGAAGTTGATCGGGAACCGCAGCGGCGCGACGACGAAGAAATCCTTCACGGTGACAGGTCGCATGCGGTCGAGATGTGTGGTGAGCGCCTGCACATCCTCATCCAGCGGGAAGCCGTCATTCTCGACGGCGCGAAGGTCGTCACACATGAAGCGCACCGTCACGGTGCCGATGCCCATTTCGAGCGGGTAGCACCATGCGCGGGTGACGCCCGGCAGCATCAGCGACCAGTGGACGTAGTCCTCGGCATCGCCGCCCATCGGAGGGGCCTGAATTCGCTCAAGCACGCGGGCGCGTAGCTCTTCGTCGGTTTCCTGATCGGTGCCACCTTGCAGAAGCTCGACGGCAGCGGTGGAATCGATCTGTGGCGGCGGCGCTGCTACGAACGTGAGCGAGGTGCCGGGATCGAGATTGCCGACCACGCCAGGATCAAGCGCGCGGATTGGTATTGGCGTCGGTTGGTCGGTGACGATGGTATCGGTCAGCGTCTCGAATAGCGTCGCGCCGTAGGATAGTTGCGTCGCCACCGGCACGACCGCGCCACCTAGCGGCCCGGTGAATATGGCGGTGCCGACCGAAGGCGTGGCAAGTTTGCGACCGGTCGAGCCGTCCGCATTGACGAGCCAGATAAAGGCATGACGGTCGAGCCACACTGTCTCGCTGGTATCTGGCATCAGTTGCAGCGCAAGCCAGTCGATGTACTGCAAAACTAAATGACAAAGCGCGCCTTGATTATCGCTTAGAACCCGCAGCACGCTGTTCGGAACGTTCGCGTCCGCGCCCGGCAACGAGCCGCGTATAAGATCGCGAACCTGACTACGTACTGCGCTGAGCGTTGGCGTCTGCCATGGCATCCCTTATTCCTCGATGATGTCGTCCCAGAGGATTTGATAAGCGAGTTCGACTGCGGTCAGCGGCCCGCGATAGAGCCGTATAAGCGCAGTGATGCGCTGCGTATCGACACGCTGGACGATGACTTCCATTCCCGACGCAATGCGCAGATCGATGAACGGTTGGAGAGCCTCGCGGATGTAGAACTGGATGCGCACGAGGGTCGAACCGCGCGCCGCTTCGACGCCGGTGATCTTCTCGCGCGAGAGCAGCCAGAGATGCGATCCGATGGGCCACGCACCGCGCCAAATAAGCCGCGCGTCGAGATCGCCCCACCAGCCCCGGCGATCCGTCGAATCCGGATCGGGCAAGATATCGTCGGTGCTGGCAAGGCGATCCGTTCCGAGCGCGACGATTACCGCTGTCGCAAGCGCCTCGGAATCGTCAAGCGTGCCGTCGCCCAGAAGAAGCCAATCGACCGAGACTTCGGTCTGGTATGGAAACTCGCCCTGTTGGACGAGACGGACATCGGCCACTCAGCGGCTCACAAGGCTCGCGATCATCGTCGGCCCGCGCTCTGTGATCAGCGCGTAGTTCGCGCCGAGCGAAATGCCGAGCAGCAGCATGAGCGCAGGCACGAGGGGCGGTATCAGCCTTGAGCGTGGCCTGAATCGCTCAAGTACATTCGACATTTCCGTTTCGAGTTCGAGCGCCACCATGCTGCCGTCGATTTTGCCGTAGACGTTTTGCGCTACACCAGCCTCGGTGAGTACGCGCGCAAACTTGTGCTTGTCGGCATTGCCGCCGAGATACGTTTTCTTTTCCTTGCAATGAACGTAGCTGTCCTTGTCCTCAAGCATCAGATGGGATTCCTTGCCGGACAAGCGCGTGGCGTCCTTGGTCACGTCAACGTAGCGGTAGGATTTGTCCACGCCTTGTTTGTAGATCGGCTTCTGTCCTTTCTGCTGCTTGCCGCTTTGGCTGGTGCCGTCGCCCTTGCCGGTCGAGCTACCGCTGCCACCGCCGCCGCTTGGATCAGTGCCGCCACCGCCGCCCTCTCCAGCGAGCGCAGATGCGCCACCGCCGCTAGAACCGCCAGAGCCGCCACCCTGCTGTTGATTCTGCTGCTTATCGACAAGCTGCATGCGCACCGTCTTTTCGGTCTGCGCACTCCAAAAGCCGCCGTCTGTCGTCATGTGAAACTGTTGGCCGTCGTCCTTGCCGCGATACATCGCGGTGTCGCCCTTCTCCATTCCCCACAGGCGATGCCGCCGGTCATCCATCACGGGGCACACCGGAAACGAGCGATTGCCGCCCATGAACTGCACGAGGCCCTCGGCGCCATCACTGACAGACCCGTCCTGGCCCTTGTCGGCGTCATGAACCACGGAAGTGAAACCATAGTTTTGTGGACTCTCGACACCGCCCCGCGACTCGCCCTTCATGAAATTGCCCTTCATATCCTGCATGAATTTGGAGTCGTCGGCCTCGTGGATTACCGAGCGCGAGCCACCGGAGTAGTAGGAGCGGAACGAGGTGTGGGCGGGCGTAGCGTTATGCATGATCCTTTCTCCTTGCTAGTCTGTG